GTTACGCAAACGTCTGGTATGGGCGACCGTAGAGCAAGCGTGCGGTAAGGGGCTGCACTGGTATCAACGATTCTTTCGATGGATAGGATGGCCATGACAGTCGATATTGATAAAACGCCGTTGAGGTTTGGCAAGCACAAGGGCTTAACGCCGGAGCAGGTCTACGAGATCGATCCCGGCTATTTGATCTGGTTGTGGGATACCGTAGCGAACGCTGACAAGCTGCTCACAATCGAGCTACTCGAAGCAGCTTGTCAGCAGTGGGAACCCGGATGGGAAGACCGCGAGAGCGGAGATCTGTGGGACCGGTTAGGGGGCTACTGGTGAGGCGTCAGAGCAGGACTTATTTCGGCGATCGTCCTGATGTCGGACGAGAACAGCCTCGGGTCTATCGATGGTTGCCGTGGGCGCTTGTCGCGTTGTTGGCACTACCGAGCGCGTGCAACGTGAAGCATTTGCTCGATGCGCGAGATCGCATTGAAGCAATCAGAGCGGGACAGCGATGACAATGGTTCTTGCGATTGATCCAGGGCCGGAAAAAAGTGCGTGGGTCGTGTGGAATGGGAAGTGTATTCGCGCGCACAGCATTAGCGCAAACGCCACGCTGTCATCTCGCGCGTCACTGTTCCACCTCGTTCACTCACCTTACGACACTGTCATAGAGATGATCGAGGGTCGCGGTATGCGAGTCGGGGCATCGGTGTTCGAAACGTGCGTGTGGATCGGTCGCTTCATGGAGCGATTCACCACGACCGAGCGCATCTATCGCAGGACCGTGAAGCTGCATATCTGCGGCTCGAGTCGGGCAAAAGACGCTGACATTCGGCAGGCCCTCATCGACCGATTCGGCGCTCCAGGACGCAAGTCTGCTCCTGGTGTAACATACGGGCTCGCGAAAGACGAGTGGCAGGCGTTTGCCCTGGCGGTTACCTGGATGGATACACAGCTATGAGCACGAAGAACCAGAGCGAGTTTGAGTTCATCTACAGCGAGCGGTACGCGCAGCAGCTGCTGAAAACGCTCAACGCGCAGCAGGTGATGCAGCGGGTCGCAACGCACATGGAGGCGGTCGCCGTTAAGGCGGAGGATGCACCCAAGTTTCTGACCGACTCGCAGATCAGGGTCGCGCTCGCGCTGATGAACAAGCTGATCCCCGATGCGCCCAAGCGGTTGGAACATGACGTGAAGGGCACTCTCGCGGACTTGATCGCGGCTTCCTTCGAGCATGACCTGTAGCAGGAGGTGATATGCCATACGTGCGATTCAGGAAGACGGGCAGCGGTGTAACCGGCGTCAAGCGAGATGGGAGCACTGTACATTTCAACACGCAGAGCGTCGCAGAGGCTCGCCGTCGAGCGGCTATTCGCGAGAGCTACAGCAAGGCGAAGAGGGGCAAACGATGAGAGGCACGGTTGCGAAGCGATTGCGCCGGCTCGCTGAGGTAATGACGGTGGGGCTTGACGCAGGGCACACGCACAAGTTCTGTCAGGGACTGAAACGCGTTTATATATCTAGACCGCGCAGTGCAGTCATGTTGCGTGGTAAGCGACGGAGGTAGCGTGGAAGAGACAGCCGAGTACAGAGTCAATCGCGAAGAGCGCAAGCTCGCGCAGAAGCTGCGTCTGTTAGCTGATGCAGTTGAGAGTGGCAAGGCGGCATTCGTCATGCTCTCGTTCGAGGGCGACAACCAGGACACGATCGACGTTCAGATGGCGGGTATCGTCGATTCCTACAAAGCTGCGTACTGGCTGAAGCAAGCCGGCGAGAGCTTAGTGGCGCGGCATCTCGCTCAGATGCGTGCCGAGAACGCGTCTCGCATTCAGGTCGCAAGTGCAATCGCCCCGCTCGGCCGCCCGAACTGATGTCGATCGCCAGCGCTCTCGGATACAGCGCTGCGGTTACCGCGCGCAAGATATCCGAGTGGCGCGAGAGCCCCGAGCGCTTCGTGCGTGAAGTGTTCGGGGCTTCACCAGACCCCTGGCAAGCGCAGGCTTTGCATAAGTTCCGCTATAACCCGCGACTCGCGATGAAAGCGTGTAAGGGCCCAGGCAAGACCTGCGTGCTAGCCTGGATCTGTTGGAATTTTCTCCTCACTCGTCCTCACCCGAAGATCGTTGCTACCTCGATTACCGCCGATAACTTGTCCGACGGCCTCTGGACTGAGATGGCGAAGTGGCAGAAGCAGTCCGTCAACAAGTGTTTAGACAAAGCTTTCAAATGGACAGCAACTCGCATCTTCGCGGTCGACGATCCAGAGACTCACTACATGGTCGCTCGCGCGTGGTCGAGATCTGCATCTCCAGAAGCGCAAGCCGACACGCTGGCCGGCAAGCACGCCGACTACATGCTGTTCATCCTCGACGAGAGCGGCGGTATTCCAAGCGCGGTGATGGCTGCAGCTGAAGCCGCTCTCGCGTCGGGGGTGGAGTGTCATCTCGTGCAAGCGGGGAATCCCACTACGCTCGAGGGCCCGCTCTATCGAGCGGCAACAGTCGAGCGGCATCTGTGGACGATGGTCGAGATCACGGGCGACCCTGATGATCCGAACAGGTCTTCACGTGTGAGCATCCAGTGGGCACGAGATCAAATCGAATCCTGGGGGCGCGATAACCCCTGGGTCATGGTCAACGTGCTGGGCAAATTTCCGCCCGCTTCGATCAACGCACTCCTCGGGCCCGACGACGTCTCGATAGCGATGCGGCGTGTGATCCCGAAAGACCAGTACGCATTCGCAGCGCGCGTGATCGGGGTCGACATCGCACGCATGGGGGACGATCGCACCGTCATGTTTCCGCGCCAGGGCGTGCAGGCTTTCAAGCCAGTGATCATGCGTAACGCGAGGACTCAAGACATCGCCGCTCGGCTGGCGATCGCGAATGAGAAGTTCCAGCCCGATGCGATCTTCATCGATGATGGTGGGGGATACGCTGCAGGCGCGATCGATGCGGCCCTCGACCTTGGGATGTCTCTTATCCCAGTGTCATTCGCCGGCAAAGCATTCGATCCTCGCTACTACAACCGGCGCGCAGAGATGCACTTTAACGCGGCCGAGTGGGTGAAGAACGGGGGTGCTCTCCCGAACGATCCCCAACTGGCGAGAGAAGCAGTTGCAGCGACTTACACACTCAAGCGTGACAAACTGATCGTGCAGGACAAAGACGAGATCAAAGCGGTCCTGCAGGTGTCGCCCGATATTTGGGACGCATTCATTCTGACACACGCGGCACCTGTTGTACCACGGCCTCGCGCGATCTCGGGAACGTCGATGATTCCAGTTGTGCAGGACCGAGCGTTAGCGGAATGGAACCCCTATGAGGAGAGCAGGACATGAGCGATATGAACGATATGACGCACCCCACCGTGTTCAGTGAGGAACTGCTCGACGAGGCTTTCGCCGCAGAGATCAGGCCGCTGCTCTATCAGCACTGGAGAGAGATTGCGCATTACCCGGACATCGAGCTTGCAGTTGACTGGGACAGCTACTACCGAGCGCAGGCTGCCGGCATGCTGAAGATCTATACAGCCCGCGCGCTCGACGTAGATGGTGAGAACTGGCTGGTCGGGTATGCCGTTTTCGTGCTTTCCAGGCACCTGCACTACGACGTCGTGAACGCTAAACAGGACGTCCTATTCCTGCTGCCCGAATACCGCGACCAGGGCACCGGGGCAGGTCTGATAGCATTTGCTGACATGTCCCTTGCGGCGGCTGGGGCTTCTGTGGTATATAACCACGTTAAGCGCGCCCATGACTTCGGGCCCCTCCTGAGAAGGCTGGGCTACGAGGAGATCGAATCGGTCTGGGGGCGCAGGCTGGACCGGGCTGGGCAGCCCGGCTGATCCACCTACGGGGGCGCGGATGATGCGCGTTGGAGAGCAGACGAAAGCGGGTTGAAGCCATAGTATCGGGGCTCGTCGATGAGCGCTCCTCCTGGGATCCGCTCTGGCAGGAGTGTGCCGACTACTTCCAGCCGCGCCGTATCCGGCTGAATAGCGCGAACGTCAATAAGGGCGACAAGCGCAACGCGAAGATCCTCGACGAAGAGGGTCGATTTTCCAGCCGCACTCTACAGGCTGGCATGATGTCAGGGATCACCTCGCCCGCGCGACCGTGGTTCAAGCTCACGACTCCTGACCCAGATCTCAACGAGTTCGCGCCAGTCAAGCGCTGGCTGCATCATGTGACCGGGCGCATCCACTGGCTGTTCTTGCGCTCGAACTTCTACAACGGGATCTCCACGACCTACGGGGATCTCGGTGTCTTCGGGACAGCGTCCCTCTTCCTCGACGACGACCAGAAAGACACTCTTCGCGTCTACTCGCAGCCCATCGGTCGTTTCTACATCGGCAATGACGATCGCATGCTGGCGAACATCTGGTCGCGCGATATCTCGTATACCGTGCGCCAGCTTGTTCACAAGTTCGGAGACCCGAACGCCTCTCCTGAGAAGCGTTGGGCTCCGTTCTCACAGCGCGTCAAGGATCTCTGGGACAACGGTAACTTCGAGACGAAGATCGATGTTGTCCACCTGATCATGCCGAACGACAAGTGGGACGAAACCCTCTTCGACGCGAAGTACAAGAAGTTCGCTTCCCTGTATTACGAGATCGGCGCAGACGGCTACCGAAACGATATCGCGGATAAGTTCTTGCGCGAGAGTGGATATGATCACTTTCCCGTGCTGTGCCCCAGGTGGGACTTGCTCGGGGAGGACATCTACGGCACCGGTCCCGGTGCTGACGCGCTTGGGTCGAACAAAGGGCTCCAGGTCTACGAGAAGCGAATCGCGCAAGCGATCGAGAAGATGATCAATCCGCCGATGAGCGCGCCAACGTCGTTGCGCAATCATCGAGTCAGTTTGATCCCAGGGGATGTTACTTTCGCGGATATCCGCGAAGGGCAAGCCGGCCTTAAGCCGCTGCATGAGATTCGGTTTGACGTCGAGCACGCGGAGGCGAAAGCAGAGCAGATCCGGTCGCGTCTTCGGCGCGCTTTCTACGTCGACTTGTTTCAGATGATGGTCGCGCTCGATTCTGCCCAGCGCACGCGAGTCACCGCGCGCGAGATCGACGAGCGCCACGAAGAAAAGCTGCTGATGCTGGGGCCAGTGCTTGAGCGTCTCAACGACGAGCTACTCGATCCAGCGATCGATGATGCTTTCACAAAGCTTGGATCTCGCGGTCAGCTTCCGCCGCCGCCAAAAGAGATCCAGGGGAGAGCCTTGCGCGTCGAGTACATCAGCCTTATGGCGCAAGCTCAGAAGCTAGTCGGCATCGGCGCGATCGATCGGTTCATGGGCTTTGTCGGTAACGTTGCCGCAGCACAAGCCAACCTCGGTGTGACGCCTGACGTCGTCGATAAAGTCGATCTCGATCAGACGATCGACGAGTACGCGCTAATCACCGGAGTGCCACCGCAGATCGTGCGCTCTGATGATGCCGTTGTCGGGATCCGGCAAGCTCGCGCTCAGGCAGCGCAACAGGCTGCTGCGGTTCAGCGTGCAGAGCAACTGGCGGGGGCCGCCAAGAACCTGTCCTCGACCGATATGGCAGGTGACAACGCACTCACTCGAATGTTGGGTGCGGCGGCCCCGCCTGGAGGTGTGCCGGCATGACGAACGCCGCTAACGAGAGAGCACTCAAGCGAGCGCGCCAGAGCGAGACTCGGGAGCAAGAGCAGCGCGTTAACGACGTCTTGCATGTCATGAGTTCAGATCGCGGGCGCAGATTCGTGTATCGCATGGTTTACGAGATCTGCGGGCTCGAAAGCCCTGTCGGTCTTGGTAGCGAGCTTGTGATGGCGCACAACGTCGGCATCCAGGAGATCGGGAAGAATCTGACTGTTTTCCTGCGCGAAGCTTGCCCTCAACAATGGTTGCTCATGCTGGCCGAGTATGAGGAGAGCTTGCGACAGAACGTTCAACCGGAAGAGGATCAAGATGTCTGACGATAACCAGCAGCAGCAGAACCAGCAGCAGCAAGACCAGCAGCAAGACCAGCAGCAAGATAAGCAGAACCAGCAGCAAGATAAGCAGAACCAGCAATCGCAGGGCGATCAACAATCGCAGCAGAACCAGCAGGGCAGCGATCAGCAACAGCAAAACCAGCAGTCGGACGCGCAGTCGAAAGACACTGGAGAGTACACGCTGACGTTGCGAGACGGTTCTCCGCTCGATGCAGAAGCTACTGCGCGCGTCAAAGAGTACGCAACCCAACTCGGGCTGAACTCGGAGAGCGCGAAGAAGTTGCTTGGGACTGTCGATGCCGAGGTGACGAAGCTTGTCACTGAGCGTCAACAGCAGTGGAATGAGCTTGTCACGAAGCAGTGGCCGGACGCGATTAAGGCAGACAAGGATATCGGCGGCAGCAATTACGACGCTACGATCTCCGACGTCAACCGCGCGCTCGAGCGTTTCGCAACAGCGGATTTTCGCAAGGCACTGAACGAAAGTGGGTACGGAAATCATCCTGAACTCGTGCGCGTGTTCGCCAAGGTCGGAAAGGCGATGCGTGACGATAAGTTCGAGACTGGCGGAGAAGGCGGTGGCAGCAAGCAGCCGCGCGATCTCGCTGACCGTATCTACGGAAACAAAGCGGCCTGACCCCAACTCAAGCATAGGAGCAAAGCATCATGGCAACTCTCGCAACAAACGTAGTCACGCTGAGCGATGTCGCGAAGCGTATGGATCCCGATGGCAATATCGCCGCGATCGTGGAGATGCTGTCCCAGACCAATGAGGTTCTCACCGACGCTCACTGGGCTGAAGGCAATCTGCCCACGGGTCATCGTGTCACGATGCGTACCGGATACCCAACGGTTGCGTGGCGTTTGCTCAACCAAGGCGTGACGCCGAGCAAGAGCACGACCGCGCAAGTCGACGAGTCCTGCGGCATGCTGGAGGGCTGGAGCGAAGTCGACAAAGACATCGCGGAGCTAAACGGCAACTCGCCGCAGTTCCGGCTCTCCGAGGCTCGCGCGACGATCGAGGCCCTCAATCAGGAGATGGCGAGCACGCTGTTCTACGGCAACACGACGACCGATCCCGAGGAGTTTCTCGGGCTTTCGATCCGGTATTCGTCGCTCAGTGCGAACAACGCGCGCAACATCATCGATGCCGGTGGATCGAGTACCGACAATTGCTCTATCTGGCTTCTCGTGTGGGGCCCGGAAACGTTCTTCTGCACGTATCCGAAGGGCAGCAAAGCCGGCATCATGCATGAGGATCTCGGCCTGCAGACGATCGAGACTGCGACTGGTATCGGCGCGACCAACGGACGTTTGCGCGCTTTCCAGGATCACTGGCAGTGGAAGTGCGGACTTGTAAGCAAGGACTGGCGCTATGGCGTTCGCATCTGCAACATCGATGTAAGTTCGCTCGTTTCCGAGACGTCTGCAGCCGATCTGGCGAAGCTGATGATCAAGGCAATGCATCGCGTCGAGAACCTGAAGATGGGGCGTCCGGTGTTCTACGTGAACCGCACTGTCGCGCAGATGCTGGACATCCAGTCGATCGGCAAGAACCTCAACACCGGTGGCGTTACCGTGGTCAACAACGTCGTGTACGACAAGGACGGCAACTACGGCGGTTTCGTCAACACATTTCGCGGGATCCCGGTTCGCACTGTCGACGCCTTGCTCGAAACGGAAGCTCGGGTTACCTGATCGCGGTTCGGCCTTCGTCTCGACAACTCTACTTTAAGGAGCTTCATCATCATGTATATCGACGCACAGATGCTCTTCAGCAACTCGCAACGCGTTTGCGATGGCGGCGCAACAGAGCTTTCCACGAATGTGGTTGACCTCAAGAACATTCGCGACCTGGGCGCGGGTCAGATCCTCTACTGGCACATTCTCTCCGAGGAGATCCCTGCCGGCAGCGGCACCACGCTTACCTTCAACCTCGTTTCCGATGACAACGCTTCTCTGTCGTCTCCGTCGGTCATCCAGTCGACTGGCGCGATCGCGAAAGCGACTTTGGTTGCCGGCTACCATCTGCAGATCCCGGTCGCGCGAGGTGCGCTCTCGACGGTCTGGCAGCAGTATCTCGGCGTGCAGTATGTCGGCGATAACACGTTCGCTTCGACCGGCATCATGACGTCCTGGATTGGCATCGACGCTCAGGACAACATCAAGTACCCTGACAACATCACGATCTCTTAACGGGGTCTGATCGGCTCAGTCTAAACCCCGTGCTCGAGAGAGCGCGGGGTTTTGTTCAAGCAGAGGAGCACGAGAAATGGAAGGATCGATTTCATCCCCGCGTCGTTATATGCAGATTCTCGACGGCACGGGAGCAATCGCTGTCGGCGGAAGCAGCGCAGCGGGGGATGTTCGAGTTCACGCGATCGTAGTGCATACCGCGCTCGCAGGGACTCTGACGATCGCAGGCTTCAACAAGCGGAACAGCGGCGGCACTATCGCTGCAGCGAATTTCGTGCTCCCCGTTGCGCTCGCAGCTGGCGTGTACCCGCTTGGCGATGTCGTCAATGACGCCGGGGCATGTACGGCCGCTCTTTCCAGCGCGACCGACGACGAGCGTGTCGCGATCATCTGGCAACCCAACCGCTGACAACCGCTGACAACCGCTGACAACCGCTGAGGAGATATGACAATGGGAATCATGGTTCGCGCAATCCGTCTCGGGGTCTACGATAACCGGCGTCAGCGTGAGGGCGCAGTCTTCGAGATCCAGAGTGAGAAAGATTTCGGATCCTGGATGGAATACGTCGAGGATCCACCTATCGCGAAGTCTGCGCGTTTGCGCCCGCAGACGGTGCAGACCGCGACAGAAGCTCAAAACGATTCGTATTCCGACGCGCGCATCGCCGACGAAGACCAGCTGTAAGGAGGACTTATCATGGCGTTTGAGTCGTATTTAGATGTCATTCAGACCGGGCAAGGCGCGAAAGTCAAAATTCCTTGGGACGACTATATCCCAGCATCTTATTATGGGATCAGTTCCGATTCGACCGCAGATCAGTTCGCAAATTTTCAGGACATGGCAGAAGACATCGCCGCTCGTGGTTTTTGCGGAACCATTCTCCTTCCACCCGGCGACATCATCGTAAACAATACGTCGCCTATTGACATCAGTGGCGGCTTGCGCACGACAAGCACCCTTGGAGGTGGCCTAGCTGGCACAGGTGATCGGATTATCGCACCAGCAATCCGTGGAGCAGGAGTCATGAATACGCGGGTGCATTTCACCGGTGCCGGGAACTCGACGGGATTCCGCTGGTATCCTTCCGATGTGTCCCTGATGGGCTTCCCGCGCCTGAGCAATATGCAGATCATCGGACCGGGCATCGAACTGCTGCTCGCTACGACAGTCAACGGTACCGAAGCGGCGGGGCAGACCGTCATTAGCGTCAATTCTGTTGCTGGCGTCACGCAAGGATGCGCGTGCCTGATCGTGTTGGACAACGGGCGCGACTGGTGGACGACTGTAACGAATGTGGGCGCATCCGATGTGACTATCTCATCGGCATTGCCAACGCAGGCAGCGTCAACAAAGTGTTTCTTCTTTTCGCAAAACAGACTGCTACAAGTAGGTGGCGTTTCTGCCGGTCGGTCTGATGTGATGTACAACACCGAGTTCAGCAACCTATGGTTATGCAATGCACTATCCGGGATTGCGCTGGATGATTCCACCACGACCAGGCTTAACAACGTCGTCTTCGATACCGTCATGTTTGGAATCGAAGAGTTCTACAATGTAGACTCAATGACTGGGATCGAAACAAAGCTCGCACAGAATTGCCCAGGGCAGGCAAGCGTAACCTGCACGAACGCCAGCAACCAAATCACGTTGAGTGCTGCCAATGCCGCGCTAGTGCGTAAGGGCATGCGCGTCGTGGATGTGACGTCGCTGCCGACGCTCGGTTTCCCGGAGTCCACTCGCGTGACTGACGTATCCGGCACGACCATCACGCTGTCGAATACCTATGTGCCGGGCACGCAGGCGCGCACGGTGCAGTTTCACCTGGGCACCTTCCTTGCAGACAGTAACGGGGCCTCCCCGTTCAAGGCTGCATTCAACACCGCTGGTTCGTGCGATTCGCACCTGTTCATCAATCACAACCAGATAATTTCGGAAGTGTGGATGCGGATCAGGAATTCATCTAACCGCGGGTATCGCTTCATAGGCGGCTACAGCGAACGCAATCAACGTCTAGCAATCGTGGGAGAACCTTCAACTTTAACGAGTTCTGTAAAGCCGCTACGGTTCGAGGGCGTGAAGCGCAGTCAGACCCACTACTACACGGGCGCTGAGATCGAGTGCGTAGCCGGATTGAATGGCGATATGTATCTCTCTATGGAGGATTGCCAGGACGATGGCGCTGCCGGCTCGACGCGGGCGAAGTTCGAGCGGGTCAAGACCAATTCAGTGTACTCGCGGATCGAGATCGCGCCGATGAATATCATGGGCACGGACGCAGCCGATGGAGTAAACGTCCGTATCGGGGGGAATCCGTTTAAGCTGTACTCCGGGCAGCGCTTCCAATACAACATCGGCGGAGGTAATCCCGCAAGCTCGGATGCGCAAGTAGTCTATGGCACCGGGTACGCTCGCGAGGAAACGTTGACTTCTGGTGCAGCGACTCTCACATGGCAAGCGTATGGCGTCGAACTCCTAGAGGTTACGTTAAGCGGTGGATCGCCATTCACTGGCACCATTGCAAACCCTGGAGGCGGAAACAAAAAGGGGGCGCGGTTGACCGTGATCGTCATCACGTCTGGAGCGGCGAGTAGCATTGCCTTCGGGACTGTTTTCGACAAGCAGGACGGAACCGATGTGGGCACCATTGCAGCAGGCGCGACAGCGCAGCGCATCGTGATGGAGTTTATTCACACTGGCGGATCGTGGCGCATGACAGGACCTCTGCCGACATTCGCATGAGACTCGGTCTGCATATGCTGGCTTCTCCGGTGAATCAGTATCCCGACGGATCTCTGCATCCGCCGTCTTATGACTGGTCGCTATTTCAGGTGGAGTACGTTCGCTCGCCTGAGCTAATAGGTGAAGCGGCTCGCACTGCCTGGGTCAACGCTGTCTCCAGCCGCAAGGCAATTCTGATCGTCGATCCGGCTGAAGATCCCGCGACCGTGCTGCAACTCTACGGTAACAAGCTAGTAGCGGTCGAGATCGGCAACGAGTGCAGTGACACGGGGCCTTGGAAGAACGATGCTGCGGAGTATGCTAAACGCTATCTTGCATGGCGGCAGGCCGCGAAGGCTTACCCGGTCAGAGTGATAACCTGCGGTCTGCAAGGAACGCAGAACTGCGGCCATGCATGCAAATGGCTGTCTAGGATGCTAGATGCGATCCCGCAGCCCTGGGTCGATATCGACGTGGTTGGCGTGCATCTCTACCCATCTAGCGTATTAGAGATGGATCGCATACCAGAGATGCTGGATAACCTGCGGCGAGCAATGTGGTCTTACCGTTGCGAGGAGCGACCCGTCTGGTGTACTGAAACTGGAGTGCTCAAGCCGCGCTTCAGGTCGCAGCCGCGCTACGTGCAGCATGCATGGTCATCGCGAATGCTGCGGCACGCACGGGATGGTGGGTGTGAGGTGGCTGTCTGGTACGCAGCCGATCAGCATGACATGGGATTCGGGACAAAAGCTGCCGAGATAGAAGAATCAGTGGCTTTGTGGAGTGCTTTGATTTCGGAAATTGCGGCTTTACCGTAGAGGAGCTAACAGAGATGGCAATCTCCGCAGGTATTGGCTTGTTGACCGGGCTCGGGGCTAGTGGAGCCGGGCTCGGAACTGCAGCAGCGATTGGCCTGGGGGCTGGCGCTGCCGGGCTTGCGATGGGCTATCAACAGTCCTCAGAAGCCCGTAAAGCGGCTGAGAGCGCGCGCAACAACGCTCTCAAGGCTTACGGTATGCAGCCTCCTGCACCACCTCAGCAGACGATGCAAGGGCAAGCGGAAGCGACCTCTGCGCGCGACCGTCAGAAGCAGAAAGCGGCGGCCGCTGGTGCTGATAGGTTTTCGTTCACCGGGCCTCGAGGAATTCCACCGACGAACCTCGGTGGGTCTGGTAGCGGATACAAGACAACGCTCGGAGGATAGTCCGTGGCTGTCATCACGACGAAGGTCCAGGTGTGGAACCTCGCTTTGTACCATATCGGGGCGAGCCGCACAATAGATGAAGGCGACGGCTCAAAAGAGGAGGACGCTTGCGCTTATCACTGGGACAACGTTCGGCAGACGTTTCTTGCTGACGCGAATTGGCCTTTCGCGAAACGCTATGTCGAGCTGACTCTCGTCGAAGAAACTCCCAACTACGATTGGGTGTATAGCTATCGATACCCTACAAGCTGCCTCAAGGTCCGCAGGGTTGTACGTCCTAAGCTGGGGCGACGAGATCCGATTCCACCTGCATACACAGTCGGCAACGACGATACCGGGCTGTTGATCTTCACCGACGAACCTGACGCATGGTGCGAAATCACTTACGACGTAAGCAGCATTATCTGGATGTCGTCGCTTGTGAAGAGCGCGCTTTCCTGGGCGCTGGCTTTCGAGCTAGCTCCAGCGCTCTCGCAGATTAACGGAATCGCTAAGACCTGCATGGAGATGTACGAGGTTCAGCGGGACCGAGCGCTCGAACAAGCGCTCAACGAGACACAGATCGATCTCCCTTCGGAGTTCGAGTCCGAATTCATTCGAGCGAGGGAATGACATCATGGCAGCCGGCGTATTCAATCTCTACAAAGCTAGCGTAGACCGGGTCAGCATCAATGACCTTTTGAGCGCGACTGTGAAGTTCGCGCTCGTGGCATCAACGTACACCTTCGATGAAGCTCATGACGAATGGGCTGACGTTTCCGCGAACGAGATCGCTGCCGGGTTTGGATATACCGCAGGTGGAGCCGCTCTCGCGTCGAAGGTCGCAACGTCGGTTACGAACGGGTATAAGTTCGCAAGCGCGAACGTGTCGTGGACTGCGAGCGGAGGCTCGATTCCCGTTTGGCGGCACGCGGTCATGTATGTGTCGGGGTCTCTGTGGGGGCGCACCGATCCGCTGATTGGCGCTTTCCTGGGGGATTCTACGCCGGCAGATATACCTTCGACGCCAGACGGCGCACCTCTCGTACTCGTTACGCCGGGTAACGGTTGGTTTGATGCAATCAACGCGTGAGGCTGACTTGTGCCGATTGTATCTGTCGGAGACACTAGCGGTGATGTAGGGTCGGGATCTTGGACTAGCGCTGCTTACACGCTTCCTGGAATCGCCGAAAGCGTTACTGCGAACTTCCGCGTTAAGAGCAAGCGAGGCAACGGCGCTAGCCGTTGGTATCGTCGTCAGTATCGAGCACGGATCGACTACCGAAATACCGGGCTGACCGGCTGGACCACCGGCACCTTCAGTGCGTGGGCCGATATCGGAGATGTAGTCGATACCTACGTCAACGGTTCTCGCAACTTCACGTTTCCTTCGCTCGGTTTTTGGGATGTCCGGCTCGTCTTCGAGTGGCAAGACAAAGACGGCACTTTATTCGGCACCGTTGTCTGGCCCGACGATTACGATCAAACGACAGAGAATCTTTCGGTAGCCGCAGAAGCAACGGCGTTTGTAGGAAATTATTCTGGGTATCTTGCTGGCGGGTGGTACTCGAATATCGCGACTGTGTCGCTACCCGAGTCCGTACTCAACACGTCTTGGGAGATCTGGAAGCTAGACTATTCTGTAAAGTGGTTTTGGTACGATCGGGACTGGGCCGGCTTCTCAGACAGAGTATTGGGAGATCACTGTACTAAACAGATGACTTGCATTCTCAACAATGAGCAAGTCGCTTCTCTCGTGCACTACAACTGGTACTACTTAGTGCTATATGGCAGAGCCGTATCAACCTATCTCGCTCCGCTTGGGACACTAGGATCTCCTTACAGCACTCCCACGATTACAAGGACGACCCTACCGCTAACATACCAGCGTGAAGTCAAAGCGAGCGCGAATTTCTATGTGCCCGGAGTAGGTGGCTATCCTTACAATTTTTGGTACCCGATGGGTGCGAATCAACCGTATGTCGAGGTTTACTCGAAGATCAAGGATCCCTCTGTCACGATCTATCGCCGGAATCCAAAAAACAACGGAACGAATCAGACGAACAACACTTCGTTTGACACGTATAGCTATGTTACTGGCGGAACCGACATCGAGCCTACGACTGGGCATCTAGCTTTTACCGGCTACGCGCCAACGGTTGGCAAGACGGTGTTCCCGTCAACCGGCCACCTAGTGCTAACCGGCTATACGCCGCTGATCGACCAAGGCAACACGATACGACCTGCATCAGGTCGCATTACGTTAACTGGGTATACGCCCGGTGTCTCTCGTGTTGTTGCACCGGAGTCCGGCCGCCTCGCATTCGTCGGATACGTTCCGATTGTTGCACGAGGCGGGTTTGCTGCGTTCAAGCTTCAATCGCTCGGGCCTCCGCAGCAAGGCACGAGGATAGATCCGATACTTAACTCACTGGTGATGGGCATGAGTCAAAGCGCAATTCAACGATCGTTCGCTGGCGGGGAATTGAATCCGGGGGTCTGGGCTCGGACCGATCAAACTAAGTATCAGACCGGTCTTCGCACCTGCCGCAACTTCATCGTGCAGAAGGGCGGCGGGATTGCGAATCGCCCAGGGGCATCTTTTGTTTGCGAGGTGAAGGACTCGGCGAAAGATGCACGTCTGATCAAATTCGTTTTCAATGACGCGCAAACGTATGTGATCGAACTGGGTGACTACTACATGCGCGTCATTCAGGCAGGGGTTCGCCTCGATGTCGCTCCACTCGGCGCCTACAACGGGGGCACTACTTATGCCGGGGGAGACTCTGTCACCTACAGTGGGGTGACTTACGTCTCGCTTGCGGACTCGAACACCGGACACCAGCCGGACATCAGCCCGACTTGGTGGCATGCTCTTATCGATAATATCTTCGAGTGCGAGACTCCCTGGTCGCATGACGACGTCTATCGGTTTTCGTATGTCCAAAAAGACGACGTCATCATAGTTGTCGATTTGGACTATCCGGTTTACGAGATCAGAAGATACGGCACCTACTGGTGGTCTGTTGTTCCGTTCGACATCTCGCCGGATATCGCGGAGCCGACGTCCTTGGCGACCTCCGGCGGGACGGCAGGGGCCGATACCTACTACAAGGTTACCGCAGTCGCAAAAGAGACTTACGAAGAAAGCTATGCCGGTATGGAAGCGGTAAAGACGCTCACCGGGCTCGCAGTTGTCAGTGGCACGACATGGCGCGGAACCGTTGCTGCAACAACCGGCTGGGCTCTCGGGGACTCAGTGTGGTTTACCGAAGTCGTCGGTCCCGATGAGTTCAGCGAGCGCGAGTTCGCGATCACCGGATTGAGTGGCGTGACTTTCGACGTCGTCAACGAAGAGACTAGCGGAGGTGCTTTCACGTCCGGCAAAGTACAGCTGGCTTGCGGGAAGTCGATCAATACGGCGACCTCTGGATCTCCGATCACGCTGACGTGGACTGCGGCAGATGCGAAGAACACGCTGGAGTACAACGTCTACAAAGCCGTGAACGGTGTCTTCGGCTATATCGGAACCGCGCGCGGAGCGAGCTTCGTCGATGACGGCAAAGTCCCCGCTACTGACTCCACCCCGCCCGATAGGCGCGAGCTATTCTCCCGCGCGGGGGACTACCCCGCAGCGGTGGGGTACTATCAACAGCGACTGTTATTCGGGAACACGTACAACGATCCTGCGGTAAACTTCGCAAGCCGCTCCAGCAACCCTCGGAATTTCTCGACGAGCAATCCGTCGCAGGCCGATGATGCGATCACTTGGCGTCAGCGAGGAACGAAGAACAACGAGATCCGCTACTACACTGACGTCGGAACACTGATCGTGTTCACGTCGGTCGGGCAATGGCAGATCCAAGGTGGGACCGATGGCGTTCTGCGTCCTGGTGAGATCAATCCGCTCTCACAGGGGACCAGCGGAATCTCGACTATCGCTCCGGTCGTTGTCGGGGATTCTGTGGTTTACACACAAGCGCGTGGCAGTTTCGTGCGCGACCTCAAGTACGAGATCACCAGCGATGGATATAGCGGAAAAGATCTATCGGTGTACGCCGCTCATTTGTTCCAGGGTTACACGCTTGTGCGAATGGATTATGCCGAGGTTCCCGACAGTGTGATCTGGGCTGTCCGTTCGGACGGAACCTTGCTCGGGCTGACTTATCTTCGAGAGCACGACATCTGGGGATGGCATCGACACGATACTCAAGGTGAAGTTCTCGACGTATGCGTGGTGCCGGAAGGGACCGAGGATGCCGTTTACATTCTTGTGCGACGTCTCATTAACGGAGTGTACAAGAAGTACATCGAGCGGTTTGCGTCTCGCCAATTCACTGACGTTCAACGAGATGCAATTTTCGTGGACTCCTCGCGCACGTATGATGGTACTAACCTAAGTGCGCTTACGATGACGGTTACTTCGGTTGGTGGAGGTTGGACTCTCGAAGACGAGCTTCTCGTTACTGCGAGTGCGCCATACTTTACACCGGGCGATGTCGATAACGGCGTCATGCTGTTGCCGGTAGCCGGGCTGAAGTCGAAGATCATTTTCGGCACCTACGTGAGCAGCACTCAGATGCGCGGGTATGCCGAGATAACCGTACCGGTAGAGTTCCAGGCAGTTGCGACAACGTCGTGGGCGAAAGCTGTCAAGCAGGTTTCGGGCTTCGAGCACTTGGAGAGCGCTTTGATCTCTGTGCTCGGTGACGGCGAGTATGAGACAGCTGTCGTGTCGAGCGGGACGATCACACTCAGCAAGCCATACGCTTTCGTTCACGGCGGGCTCGGATACACCGCAGAAGCCGAGACCCTCGATCTCGACACGGTGCAAGGCGAGACAATACGCGACAAGCAGAAGATCGTGACTTCGGTGTCGGTCCTTGTGCAGTCGTCCGGGCCCGTGATGATTGGGCCAGACGCTAACAATCTGCGAGAGTCCGATCCGACGTTGACTCCGAGTACCGGAGTGGTCACCGGGTTGCTGAAGGTCGTCATCGACGGTAGCTGGGGTACGCAGGGCAGCTTCGTTATCCGACAGCAAAAGCCGCTTCCGCTTACAATCCTGGCTGCTATCCCGAATGGGGTTGTTGCGATGGAAAGAGGCTGAGGAGAAACGTATGGGGATCTCTACAGGTATCGGGCTGATGGCGCTCGGGACCGGTTTTTCCGCAGTAGGACAGCAGCAAGCGGGAAAAGCGGAAGCCGAAAATCTGAAGTTCAACCAGCAGGTCGCAGGAGGTCAAGCGCAAGATGCGATCGCGCGCGGTGAAGTCGAAGAGCGTCGGTATCGGACTAGCATCCGTCAGCTAATCGGAGAGCAGCGCGCCTCGATGTCGGCCCAGGGGCTCGATGTCTCATTCGGATCCGCTCTCGATCTCCAGCTAGACGTGGCCTATTACGGCGAGCTAGACGCGCTCACGATCAGAAACAACGCAGCGAGAGAGGCGTGGGGGTATCGCATGCAAGGTGCGGGCTACGCACAAGAAGCGGTGTATGCTGAGCGAGCCGGCACAATGAGCGCGTTCTCCACGTTGCTCGGTGGCGGGACAGATGTATATCTGTTCAGTCGCGGCTTGAACGTTCCAGCGACCCAGCGTGTGAGCAAGGGATGAGCAAGGGGTAAGAAGATGCCAGTCGTACCGAAGATGACAGGACAGCAGGTAAGCCCCACCGGAGCGCCGGCAGTCCGGCTGTCTACGCAAGTCGATCAACGCGCGTTCGGCGTCGGGCTCGGGAATACGCTCGCGCGTTCCGGCGAGACGGTCTTTCGCGCGTACAAGCATAGAGCCGACGCGACAGCGCTGATGGAGGCAGATCGAAAGCTGCTGGAGTTCGAGCGCGACTTCATGTACGGCGATAACGGCGCGATCAAACGCGTCGGCAAAGACGCAGCCGGCCTTCCTGACGAGTTCGAGCAGCGCTGGCAGAAGACCTCGGGAGAGATTCGCGCGGGTTTGTCCGAGGACCAGATCCCGGCTTTCGATTCTCGTGCGCAAACTCGATACTTCGAGCTTTCGATGTCGGTCAACCGCCACACGGCACAGCAGATCGACGCTTACGAGACGCAGGAGACACAATCGTACGTCAACACATTGATCGATCATGCGGGCCGCAACTACTACGACCCCAACGTGATCGCACAGTCCGGGTTGCTTATCGAGACCTCGCTCGGTGATTTCGCGAAGTCGCACGGGCGCGGAGCCGCGTGGCTAAAAGAACAAACCGAAGCGAAGATATCGCAGATGCATTCGACGGTTATCACGCAGATGCTGGCCGGCGAAAACTACAAACAGGCGAAAGCCTACTTCGCGCAGAACGAAAAAGAGATCGATCCTGCGCAAGCGGCTAAGATTCGAGATGCGCTCCATACCAGCAGCGTAAAAGGTCAGGCCCAAGCGGAAGCCGACAAGATCTTGGCGTCGACAGAGTCTCTCAGCGCAGCCCTGGAGCAGACCAAGAGCCTGGATCCCGATGTCCGGGAAGCCGCCGAAGCTCGCATCAAGGCTGACTGGACAGTACGGGGCGCAGTCAAGAAGCAAGAGGACGATCAGAGGTTCGTCGATGCGACCAACATCGTCGAGCAAAAAGGATCCTGGACTAATATCCCAACTCCAATGTGGCAGCAACTGACGGTGCAAGAGCGCGCCGCGCTCAAAAGCTACTGGGACATCTCACGTCGCGGGATAGAGCCGGTCAACAAGGATGGCGTCTATGTCGACTTCCTGGACAAGTCGGTGCAGGAAGTCGCGCGCATGTCGAAAGCCGATATCATGCGTCTTCGTCCGTACCTGGATGATGCTCACTTCAACTCGGTTTTGTCTCGCTGGGAGACGATGCGGACCGCAGGCGAAAAGAAGGATATGTCGGACCCGAAGCTCACTTCTGTGCTGTCTGACGACGAGCGAATCCGAAGAACGCTGGTAGACGCCGGCATCGTCGATAAAAATTTCCCGCGCTCTGAGCGTGGAAGGGCACAAAACAAAGAAGCGATCGCCGAAGTCCAACCCGAGTTTGAGCGCCGGCTGAACGCATATGAAGAACACGAGCTTGGCGGCAAGCGAAGAGCAACAGGCGCGGAGAAAGACAAGATCCTCTCCGATATGTTCGCCGCTCGCGTCCACGTCGAGAAGAACTGGTGGTGGGACAAAGAAAACGTGCCGGTCGTCAAGCTCGAAGAGGATGACCTCGCGAACGTGTATGTCCCCTACAAGGATTTCGCGTATCAAAGGATCGGCAACAAGCAATACGCTTCGGGCACTTTGATGGCGCTCCGAAACCGGATCCGTGCTCTCGAAGTTGTTCCGGTATCGACAAAGCTCCAGGACATCGATAATGTGCCCGACATGAGGCGCAGGATGCAGCGCGCGGTGGGCGCTGCCAGAAGTGGGGCGAGCACTGAAGAGATCGACGCGATCCTCAAAGGACAAGTCCGATAGATGGCTACGTTTGCAGAGCAGTTACAACAGCTGGACAAGGAAGAGCAGCAACAGCAGCTGCTCCCGAAAACCGACTCGATGCGCTCAGGAGGCCCGGCGTACGATTTCGCGCGCGAGCTAGCAGGACAACAGCCGAACCTCAAGGGCTCGATGTTCATCTCGAAAGATCTTGCCCCAGATCGAGCGGCGGATATTCTGAAGCTGTCGACACGTACAGGTCTTCCGCCAGATCTCGTCAAGTCGAATTTCGACGCGATCAAAGCCGAAGCAGCGAAATCGGACTTCGATCCAGATGCGTTCGCGAAGAACAACCCGATCGTAGCAGCCTGGGCAGCCAAGAATCCATACAACGCAGCGGTCGCGAGAGACGACTATCTGCGAATGGGCGCTCTCGAATGGATGCTCCAAGCACCTCGCGAATCGATGGCGCGTGGGATGGAAGATGTCGAGTTGAACCGGTTCGCGTTTCGCGAAATGAAGAGCGCGATCAATCCCCAGCTTGCGCTTTCGCGTGAAGAGCGCGCCCGGTTCGAGTCTCTGCTGCGAGAGCAGCAGACGCGCCGCGAGGTAGCGGGCCCCCTCTGGCAGCGCATGATCGCGGGTACCCTCCAGCAACTGCCACAGACGGGAGGTGCTCTTGCCCAAGGCCAGCTGATGGGCGCTCAGGGCGCTCTCGCGACCGCTGGCGGGGTCGCGATTGCGAGCGCGATCGTACCAGCGGCAGAAGTCGTCACGGTTCCAGCTGCCGCGCTTGCCGGCTATCTGGCCGGCACCTTTACCGGCGCGGCCATGTGGACTCAGGAGCAAGAAGCCGGGGGCGCGTGGCTGGAGTACAGGAGCTTCAGGGACGCTCGCGGACAGCCTTTAGACCCGAAAACTGCCTACGTGGCAGCCCAGGCCGCCGGGGTGCTCAACGCGGGCCTGGAAACCGCGCAGCTGGGTTTCTTGCTGCGCTCAATCCCCGGAGCGGGCAAGCTATTCGGGGCCGCCGGCCGGGATGCTGTCGCCTATGCGCTACGGTCCCCTACCGTTCGGTCAGCGCTGGGCAGCCTTGCGGTCGAATTCGGCGTGAACCTGACTGGCGAGGTCGCCACGGAGGTGGGTCAGAGGGCCGTCACGATCATGTCCGGCGAGCTTGCCAAGTATGCCCAGGGCGGGTTCCAGCCTCGAGCCTGGGGAGACATAGGCCAGGATCTGCTTAGGGAGGGCGTGGGGGCCCTGGAGAGCTTTCCGCTCATGCTGCTACCCGGACACGCGATGGGCCTCGCCAGAGACCTCCAGGCCAGCCGTAGCGCCCAGATTCGGTCAGCCTATTTCCAGGCCCTGGGCGAGAACATCAAGGAATCGAAAGCGTATCAGCGGCTGCCAAGCTCGATCCAGGAGATCGCTGCCCAGGCCACCGAGGGGGGCCCTATCGAGAACGTTCGAATCCTGGGGGATGACTGGGTTCGGTACTGGCAGTCAGTGGGGGTCGATCCGGCAGAGGTAGCTCGGCGTGTAATGGGCACCGATCAGGCACTCTCGGACGCGCTCGAGACCGAGGGCGACCTCGTGATTCCGACGAGCCGGTACGCTGCGATCTTGGCCCCCACAGAGCACAACGCCGAGCTATCGCTCGATCTGAAACTCGAGTTTGACGACATGACCATGCGTCAGGCGACCTACTTTCAGGGGCAGATGCGCGCGCTGTCGGAGCGCGTCAACCAGGAGCAGCAACAGCAGGATCAGGCAGCCGGCGGAACGGAAGCCCGCCTCAATCAACTGCGCGAGCAGCTGCTCGCAACCGGAAAGTTCGCGCCCGATGTCGTCGACACGTATGCGCAGCTGTTGTACAGCCAGCCACTCCAACTGCTCGCCGCTCGCGCGGGCGTGGATCCGGCTGCGTTGGTGGAACAGTACGCGCCAACCGTTCGGGCCGCTATCGCGGGAGAGGGGCCCACGACTGCGCCGACAGGCGAGAGCTATTCGCAAGCGCGCGATTTGCGCGAGCTTCGGCGGAAGCTGTACTCGATCGAGGATCGAGTCAATCAAGGCTGGTTCGGGCAGGAAGTCGATCAGCGGATCACGAACGACAAGCTCCTGCTCAACTTGCAGGACAACGGCAAGATCGCAATCACATGGCTTCCGTTCCAACCACAGGCTCGCGCGGAAGCGCTGGGAGAAGTTCTCGCGTTTGCCGACGAGAATGGGCTCGAAGTCGAGTTCATGGACTCCGCATATGCAGGCGCGTACTCGGGCATAACTGAGATGGAGAGGCTCGTCAGTTTGGGGTTCGCGCCGTACATAGCTCGCGCTGGCGATAATCTCATGCCGAACATTACGATCGCAACTCGAAAGCCGAAGGGCAAGACTCTGTATCAGAGAGCAGCGGTCGTCGAGGTTCAACCGGACTACACCGGAGGCGTGAGCCCGGCAGAGAGCGAGCGCACTCGCGCAGAAGCCCCAGGTCGCCTCGGTCGCACGCTTGCGCGAGATGCGCGAGTAGGGGCACCCTTGAACAAGAGGACCGTTCTTCAGTCCGGCGAGAATAAGCTCGTAGTGGGGCGTGTGACGTTTGATGATTGGGTCGAGCGTGTTAGCACGCTGCTTAGCACCGAAGACCTTCGGCAGTCGAGGGCGTGGTATCGGCAACTGTTTTCGACGCTGGAGCCTCTGTACGGAGAGGATGCCCCGGTAATCGGAACTGCGTGGCTCGCCTCACAGATAAACGAAAGCCCAAGCGGCGGCTTCCGCAGCGTGTTGCGAGCGATGGACCTAGAGCGCGGGCTTCCGCCGGTTGGGTACTCGCGAGCCGGGTTAGCGGAGAACGCAATTCGCGCTTTGCTGCGCGGGACAACTCCTCAGAGCGGGCTCGGTGTAAAGCTTCTCGATTTCATGGACTCCGAACTGGGGTTCTCGACTCGCACGGCGATGGGGCGAGATGTTCGCGGGGGTGGTCCGGCGGCTATCGACATTTGGGCTTTCCGCGACATCGGCTTCGTCGACGACAAAATGCGAAACCGTTTGATTGAGATATTCGGCGCGAAAGCGGTCAAGAAAGTCAGCAATGACCTCAAGTCGATTCATGAACCCCAGTATGAGTACGGATCTCGCTTTTACAACGATCTCGCTCGCGAGCTAAACGCGCGCGGATTCAACGGTGGGAACTGGATCCCGAGCGAGGCGCAAGCGGTTGGTTGGGTTTCGCTGCAGAAAGCGCTCAGGATCCAGCCTGAGTTCGTCAGCGACATCATCGGTAAGAATGTGCGCCGAGTGTCACTCGGGCTATCTCCGGGCGAAGGCGCGCCTCAAGCCTCGTTTGCCGGCGAGCAAGCACGTCAGCGGATCGAAGAGATCGCGAAGCTGGCGAACGTCAAGATCATGCAGGCTGAGGAAGGCGCAGGCGCGTACCTCGGCAGCGTCGAGAGCGCATTTCAGATCGACGCTCTCGCAAGCCCGGAAGCGGCCGACGATTTCGCGACTGCGCTCGGGTATGCTTTCGGGCAGACCGAGGTCTGGGTAACGCGCGCGCTCAAGAGCGGAAAGAAGCACGCGTTCGACGTGCTCGGGCCTCAGATCAATTCGATGCAGCGCGCGACCGACCTGTTCGAGCGCATGTACGCATACTTGTCAGCGGAAGGGCTCAAACCGGAAAAAGTCATTTCCGGCTTTCAGCAGACGACCGTAAACGGGGTGCCTGGAATTCGCTTTGTCAACTCCACAGGACACTGGAGTAAAAAAGCTTTACAATCTATCCAGGACGCCGCTGTCTCTGCCGCCGAAGATCTCGAACTCGGCGACATCGACGCGTACGGATTTCCTGCAGACTTGAGGACGGTGGAGAATGACTGGACAAAAGCGAAAGCTGGCGAAGGGTACACCCGTTCGCTTCGCGAACGAGGAAGAGATGCGCTTGCTGCAGAACTGGAACGTAGGTTCGCCCCAACGCGCGTCGAGCGCACCCTTGAGCAAAGAGGAGTTGCTCCAGGTGATGAACAGCGCGCCGGAGGAGCAGGTGCAGCGGGGTACGGTCGAGGCGGACCTGGAGAAGTATCTGGAGCAACACCCGCTGGCTGGTCAGACCAAACCGGAGTAAACACTCCAACGTTCCACGCGCGCCCGCCGAAAGCAGGCGCGATCTCCGTCGTCGGCGTCCACTACGGGAAGGCTGAGAACCTATCCTCGTTGTCCGGCAGCATGTTCGGAACCGGAACACCCGGTGCCGAGCGTGAGCGCATCAAAGTTCACGGCACCCCGCTCGCAACACGCGTGTATTTTTACGCGCAAAAGGAAGACGGCGTGATGCCGAGAGCGGAAGGCACCGTTATCGGACAGCACGTCTATCGCGTCAAGCTCGACAATATCTACGACGCAGTAGCGGATCCCGACGGCATCGTCAAGACGTGGCTCGAGGCGGGCAAACCGAATGCGATGAACGGGCTTGAGCACGCGATCATCGAGTCCGGTTATGACGGCTATTTCAACCGCAACTTCGGACAGACTGGTGCTGTCGTCACGCTCGGCATTCCGCGAGTCGACGCCGAATACCTTGGCATTCGGGAATCAGCAGCGGACAAGATCAAGCAAGAGAACGAACAGAGATACGGGCTAAGACAAGACGAGACTTCTGCGGCGTCGGCTCGGACAAAGCCGCTCGCGTTCGTCAACTTCCTGAACACGCCTGCGGGTCGACGCTTCGAGGTGGGTCTGCTCGAAGGCGCAAACCTGACGAGCTTCGTCCACGAGACTGGGCATATCTATCTGGAGATGCTTGGGGATCTCGCAGCGCTCGAAACCGCTGACCCGACGCTCAAGCAAGACTACGATCTGATCCTCAAATGGCTCGGCGTCGAGTCTCGTGCTCAGATCCAGACAGAGCACCACGAGAAGTTCGCGCGCGGGCTCGAAGCTTACTTCATGCGCGGAGTCTCTCCGTCGAGCGCGCTTCGCCAGACGTTCGCGCGGATCCGGGAGTGGTTCAAGCGCGTGTATCGAGATTTGCACGCGCTGAATGTGGAGCTATCGCCCGAGGTGACTGGCGTATTCGATCGCATCTTCGCGACCGATACTGAGATCGAGCTTGCGCGCCAGGAAGACTCTTTCATCCCGCTCTTCATCGACGCACAGACAGCCGGCATGTCTCCGGAGATGTTTGCGGCATACAAGGCTCGCTTGCAAGCCGTCAGTCAGGATGGCCGAGCGCGCTTGCAAGCGCAGATGATGCGCGACATCAAGAGGGCCCAGACCGATGAGTACAATGCACGAAAGGAAGAAGTCACGCGAGAGGTCGAAGAGGAAACCTACGCGGATCCAACGTATCGCGCAATTAGTGCGCTCCGCCGTGGAAAGAGTCCGCAAGGCGATCCTCTCGATGTCGAGGTAAAGCTCAACCGGGATGATGTCGAGCGTCTCTACAAGGGTGACCCTGCGTACAAGACACTCGACATCATGCGTAGAACACGGGGCATGTATCTTCGCGAAAGCGGGATGCACCCCGATGTAGTTGCCGAGCAATTCGGATTCACTTCCGGCAAGGAGATGCTCGAATCGATCGCGCAAGCAGAGCCTATGCGCGACAAGATCAAGAGACGCGTCCAAGAAAGGCTCAATGCAGAGTTCGGGGACATGCTCTCAAACGACGCGGCTCGACGCGAAGAGGCTATCCGCTCTTTGTACACCGACGCCCGTGCAGACGTCGTCGAGATGGAACTCGACGCACTCCAGCGGCTAGTGCGGCAGGCGCAACCGGCAATTCGAGTCATGCAACGCCAAGAGCGTGCGCAAGTGGCAGAAGGCCGACGCATGATGCGCTCGATCCCAGGCCGCGCGGATCTGCGCTCGATGGCGCGGGGCATGGTGGGACAGCAGACTGTGCGCAACCTGGATCCGCAGAGCTATCTGCGGATGGCGCGAAAGTCGAGCCGCGAATCGATGGAAGCTTTGATGCGGCGAGATTTCGCGAGCGCGGCTGCAGCGAAGAGGACCGAGCTTCTGAACATGGAGCTATACAACGCTGCATTCGATGCGCGAGAGCAGGTCGAAGACGTCCGTCGATACATGGCGAAGTTTCAGCGCCGGTCCGTTATCGAGCGTCTCGGGAAAGCCGGACACGACTACCTCGATCAAATCCAAGCGCTGCTGGGGCGCTTCGAGTTTATCCGTGTCCCGTACAAAGCTCTCGACAAGCGAGAAGCGCTGGGAGAGTGGATCAAGCAGAAGGAAGCGAGCGGAGAGACACTCGGCGAGGAGATCAATCTGCCGGCGAGGCTGGTCGAAGAGACTACGCGCATCAACTATCGGCAGTTGACGGTTGACGAGATCAACGGCATCTACGACACCGTTCGTCAGATCGAGCACATCGCGCGCGTAAAGAACAAGCTCCTCGCCAGCGCAGCAAAGCGCGAATGGCTGGAGACAGAGGACGCTCTTGCGGCGAGCGTGCGCGAGCAGTTCAAGAACAAAGCGAAGTTGCGCGCTGCAACCGAGCAGGGGATGTCTTTGTGGGAGAGTCTCACTCACATATTAAAGCTGCTTGATGCGAGCATGCTCAAGCCGGAGATTTTCTTCGAGTTCGTTGACGGCGGAACTGCAGGCCCTTGGCACGATACTCTGTGGAGCCCGGCAGTTGACGCACAGACCGCCGAGTACGATCTGACGAAAGAGATTACCGCGAAGATCACACGTGCGGTGCAGAATATCCCGAGCGAGGTTCAGAAGAGCGCGCTCGACAAAGTCGTTCTCCGGTTGACGCCTGGAGTCAATCTCGTGCGGCGAGACTTGCTCGGGATCGCGCTTAACGTAGGAAACGAAAGCAACTACGACAAACTCGTACGTTCCAACACGTTGGGCGTCACCTGGAGCAAAGAGCAAATCGACGAAGCCCTCGGCTTGCTGACGAAAGAAGAGTGGGATTTTGTACAGGGTGTTTGGGATACCCTGGAGACGATGAAACCCGCGATCTGGAAACTGCAGAAGGAGCTAACCGGGCTTGAGCCGGAAGAGGTGAAAGCGCGCCAAGTGGAGACGAAGTTCGGCGCATATCGAGGCGGGTACTATCCACTGATGTATGACCCCCGGTACTCGGATCGAGGCGGACTCCAACTCGCGTCCACAGTTGGCGGACTGGTCGACAACAACTACGTGCGCGCGACAACGCCCCAGGGGAGAACCAAGGCGCGCGTGCAGCAGTTCACCGCTGCTTTCGACCTCACGCTCAACCGGCTGCCGTCTGAAGTTGCTGGCGTCATTAAAGACCTTACGCACCGCAAAGTGATCATGGACGCCAACAAAGTCTTGCGGAGCGGCAAGATCCGACAGGCGATCACAGATACAGCGGGGTCTGAGTATTTGAACTTGCTGGAAGGCTGGGTTCGCAACATCGCGAACGATCGCAGCGCGAACAACATCCGCGCGCTTTTTGTCTGGCAGCAGATGCTGGAGAGCGCCCGCATCAACGTAACGATCGCCGCTCTCGGATTCAAAGCATCCACGATGATCACTCAGCTTGCTGGCCTGGGCCCCGCGATCGAGGCAACCGGCGCTCGCTGGATGGTAACCGGCTATCGCAGGTTCATTTCGAACCCGCCGGCTGCGTATGATTTTGTGACGTCGATGTCGGGAGAGATGCGGCACCGGTTCCAGACTCGCGACGAAACCTTGCGCGATGTTCTGCGTTCGCTGTCGGGTAAAGAGGATCTACTGTCGCAGATCCGGGCTGCGTCAATGTATGGGATCGGGTTAACTGAAATGCTCGTGAGTCTGCCGACTTGGCTTGGCGCTTACGAGCGGGCGCGCCATGAGAAAAAAGGGAAAGAGCAAGCGATCCGAGAAGGGGACCGCGCAGTGCGCAAATCGCAAGGCGCAGGTGGAGCGAAAGACTTAGCGATGGTGGCGGTTCGCTCGAACGCCTTGATGCGGATCTTCACGCTGTTTTATACGCCATTCAGCGCGCTCTACGGGCAACTGCGCAGCATCGGGCACGATGTCGGCAGGGTGAACCCTGTAAGGCTGTTTGCGCGGACGATGTGGGTCTGGGTTGTGCCGGCGCTGATGGCGGAGATCCTTACCGGTAATGTGCCGGACGAGGATGCCGAGCCGGAAGACTGGTGGAGGTTTATCTCCGGGGTAGCGCTCTATCCGCTAGCGTCTATCCCGATTGCGCGAGATGCTTTTTCGGCATGGACTCGCGGGTACAGCTACCAGTTTTCGCCGATCGCGCAGCTATACACTGCCACGACTAGCGCAGTCGGATCCACGAAAGATATGCTGCAAGGGGACGAAGACATCGACGCGTTTGCGAAGAAGATTTTGCGCGCCGCAGGGTTGTGGGTTGGACTCCCAACATCACAGTTGATCACGACAGGCGATTACCTGTATCAGCTATCTGTGGGCGAAGAAGAGCCGGAGTCAATTCGAGACTTCATTGGCGGGATGCTGCTCGGGAAAAAGTAATATGGACGACAAAGATTGCGACTGCGCAGATGAGTTGGAGAAGCGATCTGTGGAGAGAGGGTGGGGCGAGCTTAGCCCAAAAGAGAGATGGATCAGTCGCCAGCTGACGAAGCATGGCGGCGAGATCATGGGACTGTTGACCAGGGTGCTCTCCAAGGTAGAGAGGATCGAGCGAACGGTGTACGGCACCGATGAACACCCCGAAACCGGTATCGTCCACATTCAGCGGCTGGCCTACGAGAAGATCAGCTGGACCAAAAAGTTATTTGCGCTGATCGCGGCTATCATTACGTTTTTGCTCGGCACCGCTGTTGGTGCCCTGGCGCTCTGGGAGAAGTTGCACTGATGTCGGCAGTCACAAAAAACGGGGATGGGTCGTACACCGTATCCAAGCGGCTGACCCATGTTTTAGTTGGTGTGTTCCTAACGACGGCGTTTAGCGTCGTCATCAGCATCGTCGCTTGGTGGAATGGTTTTGCCGCCTTTCAAGCCAGAGTTGAATCGGATCATGCGCTGTTGCAAAAACATGAGGAATGGTTTCGCTCTGGCAATCCCTCACCACGCGCAGAGGAGCGGTTCGATATTGTTATGGAACGGCTGCGCAACATCGAGATCAGACTGACGAAAATCGAGGAGTGTTTGAATGGCAAAGCGCGGTGAGTTGTATAATCAGCCAACCCTGCGTCCAGTCCGCAAAGTGCAATACGCTGCGGCAGGTGCGGGCCTCGGGACAGTCCTCGGTACGCAGGTCGCGATGCTGGCTGTTGCGGCTTGCGATTATTTCGGGTTGTACCTTAGTGGGGCACAGGAGCAGATGCTCTCTGTGTTCATTACCGGCGTCATCGGCTATATTCTGTCGATGGCTTCCGGCTGGATTTTTAAGGAGCGTAAAGTATGAACACAAGCAATATGAGCACAAGCAATAGCCGTTTCCCGATCCCCCTGGCGCTCACTTTCGCGGTGATCCTCGTGGCGCTCTATCCGGCGTGCAACGCGAGCGCAGCTGAGACACTCCAATGGGACTATCCCACTGGGGTTAGCATTACCGGCTTCAAGGTCTATTGCGCGAAACCGGGCGCTGCTCTGCCTTCACTGCCGACTGTCACGGTCCCGGCTACTGAGCGAACAGCGACAGTGCAGACTCAACTCGGTCGGGTGAACTGTGTCGCCAAGGCGTACGATGCGGACGGCGAGAGTGGTCCGTCCAACACCGTCAGCTACGTCGAGCGGCCTACGAACTTACGAAACTGACGGGCACAAAAAAGCCCCGCGCCGGTTTCCCGGAGCGGGGCTCGAGTTAGCTTTTCCTGTTGCAGATCATGTAGAGCACGATCAGCAGCGCGAGGATTCCGAACGCGTCGGAGAGAAAGAACCAGATGTCGTTCATGCCGTCGCTACCTCCCCTGCGCGCTTACGCTTGTCCCGTGGGGGGCGTGGGATATACCCGGTGACAAAGCCATCCTTGTCGGTCTTGAAACGTACTTCAGGATGATTGCAGTTGCCGGCCAGCAACTGCTCCTCCTGGTACGCTCGAGTACAGTCCCTGCAGTAAGGGTTTCTTCTTGTGCTTTCGTGGCCGCTTTCTAGCCCTTGGGACACCCGCCATGCGGCCCTCCAGATCTCGTAAGGGGTCATCAGCGGATAGACTGGTTCGCCCATTGACCCCCCATACAGCTTGCCGCAGAAGACCAGCCTGCGAGGGAAGCAAGGGGGCCCGTAGTTATGCCTCATAACACCTCCTCTCTGGCTTGCTGTAGAGCCTGCTGACAGGCGGGACAGGTAACCTTGTCACCGGGATCGCCGACTGTATCGCCAGCCGGCAAACGCCCGCACAAGGGCTTGTAGCCCACGATGCAGAACTGGTCGGTATACCAGTTCCGCAGCCGCGAGCCTGGGGCGTGAACATGCTGTCTCATAGTTCCTCCCATGTCAGCCCGCTTTGGTGGATCCCGTCGAGGATGTCAATGAGGTAGCGGGGTTCGACGACCGTACCGTGCCTGCCCCAGGATATCCGATCATCGGGCAGGTTTTGATCGACCCAGCTTCGGGCCTCGGCGGTCTGCGCGGTCAAGATGGTGATCGACAGGTAATACCGTACCAGGAAGTCAGATTTGCGCGCTGTCATTCGACCCTCTCCACGGAAACGAGTCTGCCGTCGAGCCAGAGGTAGTTGACAGGATCCTCGGACTCGACGACACGCATCTCGCTGACGGCGGTCCAGCGGCTGAATAGGTCGTTTCCGTACTCGATAGCTTGCTTGCTGTCCGGCAGTCGAATGGCGTTGCCGGTCCATTTCCCGCTGCTATCCGCGATGACTTCGACTTTGAAGCTCATGTCTAAACCTCCTCGTTGACGTATTGATACGTGCCGTCGGGGTGTGCAATCCCGATGCGCACTGCGGACGTGGGCGGCTCGACGTGATCCGAGCGCACGAACACGCGCTCGAGCGTCTCATACACGCACCAAGTCTGGTTTGTCTCGCACGCTTGCATGCGCGCGATCTCTTGCGCGCATGCTCTTTCGTGCTCTTTGCTTCCTGCAGGCATCCTCACTCGCCTCATAGTCGGTCTACCTCCGCCCGCGCCGCTCGAGTATGACAACCGGCGGCAGATAACCGCTCGGAGCCGGTGCCGGCTTCTCGACAACGACCGGCTGGGGTGGCGCGGGTAGAGTGGTGACTTGCGCGCCGGCAACGCCGAGCGCAATCGCGAGCACGCCGAGCGGCGGCAAGCTAAAGAAAGATGCAAGAGAAAGCGGGGCGATCCAAAGCAGTTGTTCCATTTTAGAGATCCTCGTCCTTGAGTTCCTTGAGTTCCTTGACGGTTGAAGGGCGAACGAGCACAACGCGCACGCTACGCGCGATGCTGTAGTGCTCGTGCCCCGTATACTCGATGACTTGTGGGTCATCGCCGTAGATGAAGTCGGCGCAGGTCATGTACGGTCGAACGAGGTACACGTTATCTTTGTCGACCTTCACGACCATCGCGTGGTTGTACGGCTCGATCAAGCTGGTGCGAATATGATCCCCCGGCACGAGCGCGCTCGCTAAAACTTCTAAAGGGTCTTTCATGCTACCTCCTAAAAAAGCCCGCCTCCGAAGAGGCGGGCAATCTCGTTAAGCCGCAAGTTCGAGAATCTCACCACCCGCGCGCTCGATCTCGACGCGCGCATCCTGGTGCGGCAGCTGCTTAGCGTACGCAGTGACTCCGGTCGTTGCGTCCCAGAGAGACTCGATCGGACGACCCTCTTCCTCGACGTGGACCGCTTCGATCGCGGCTGCGACTTTCTTCCCGAACCGATTGGTTAGGAACTCGGAGACATCGTCGATCTTCTTCGCCTGGGCCGCCTTGACTGTGTCGAGCACCGTCGATTGCGTGCTTGCCGCGTACTCGATCAGCGCCGGCTCGACTTGCTCGATCCAACGATCGGGCGCGCCCGCAGTGTGACGGATCGTGATCTTCTTGTACTCCTTCGCTCCCCACACAATCCGGTTGGCGCAGACGTAGTCGAACAGGAACGTTGCGATCCCGAGCGTAGTCTTGCCAACTTCCGAGTTCCAGATGAAGAACCCGCGAGCGAGCGAGCCCGGCTGGCCGTTGCGGCGGTTGGGGATCTCGATCCGGTGTTTTTCGTCAGCGAGGAAGACGAACATATCGCGATCGCTCGCATACAACGTCGTGTTGTCTTTGGTCACCTGGACGGCTTGCCTGAATTCGCCGGGCACTTTCCAGTCACCGCTCACGCCGTCGCCGACATGCTCGACTAAAGTGCGGACGATGTCCGCATTCCAGATGCGTCCATAGCCGGGCCCAGTCGCTGCCCGAAGAACCGGGGCTTCATCCTTGTGGAGCAGGATCCCAACATCTTCGACGCTGCGCGAGAAGCGCATGCCGTAGTTTATGCAATCGGCAGCCATCTCGGCGGGCAGCGTGCGCAGGTAGCCTGCGGGCGCGCCAGCGCGTTGCGCCAGCTGACCGAAGCTCCAGTGCGTGGGTTGATAAGCCCCACCGCCCCCGGCGACTATGACATCGATGTCGTTGCCGTGAGCCGGACGCGCCGTGATGGCGCGGCTCGACACGATCACGTTGCGGCTGCGATCGCGCATGCGCTGCATCATCTCCTGCATATCGTGCAACGAGGTGAAGCGCTGGTCGGCGGGACGGGACGCCCATTCGGCGGAAGCTTGCATCAGTGTGATCATGATTTACTCCAGGTTAGTTAGTTCGGGAGGACTTCCCGGACGCCCTCTCGGGCGTTTCGCCTCGTGTCACCGGGGCTCATCAGCGGGTATGCCACAATATTTGGTTAGGGCATCGAGCGTCAGACTGACACTATTGCCCTGGTGTGCTGGGATATAGATGTCCCAGGCACCGTCTTCTTCATACTCGAGCAGCATGAATTGGTGCCCGTTGACGACGTAACAGACGATGCTCGCGTCACCGTCTTTGAACACACGCAGCTTGCGCGCGCGGTTCTCTTCGAGCCAATTTCTCAATCTGTGAATCATACCGCCCCCCGTTGTTGACGTTGACGTTGACTTTGCTTCGCTAACTGCTTCGCGGCGAGCCAGCCGCGAAGTACGCAAAACGCGTGCTGGCGTGAAACGTACATATTCAAGAAGCCGTCAAAGTCGACCCACACGATCGCGTTGCCATGCAGATCGCGACCGAACGGATCCCAGTACAGCGAGATCCCGTGCGCCCGCAGCAGCGGGCTACTGTGACTGCGTGTTCCTTTGCTCATGCTGTCCTCCTAGTGGTGGTAGCCTAAATGTGATCAACGAAAGCTACATCGTTGAGCGCTGCGGCCAGCAGCTGCGCATGTTCTTCGGACTGGCAGCCGAAGCGGATTACTTCCAGCAGATCATTGAGCGGCGTGTAATAGACATCCCACACGATGCTGCCATCGCTAAGGGTGCGTGCGTGGACTGTTGCTTTCATGGTGTCCCTCCTAGTAGTCGGATCTATTAGCTGGCGATAGTGACGAAATGCACAACGCCGCCGGCTGGAATGACACTGTATGTGCTACCCCGCTTGACCTCGATCCCGTCGGCCCAGACATTGCGGCCTACCTGCATCTGCCCACTTTGGCAGATGAGCCGAAGGGCTCCACCGATACCGGGCACGAGAGCGAGAAACTCGCTCTCATCACCCATGTGAAGGGTGAGGTGCGCCTCGCGGCGCTGTGAGATTTCATCCCAAACTATTTTCGTGGTGGTTTTCATAACTCCTCCGTAGTCGGCTCAGATACGTTGTTGATGTCTCCCAGTCAATCGTCAATGGTCCATCCGCAGTTATATTCTGTAGCAGCGGCGCGAGCGGCAACTATTGCATCTTTCTTTTCTTTCCAAGCGCCGCCATCAAGTGGTGCAAAGTATTCACCGAGATCTATAGTGACCGACCAAAGGTCATTACAGAAGGTAACGTATACATGCCGTCCAACCTGTTTCATCCGTTCCTCCATTCACCCTTGCCATTCGCGCGGACGACCGTGCTGCCTTCGTAGGCATGCACCGTACTGCCGGCGTAGGCTTCCACCGTGCTGCCGTAGTAGGCATGCACCGTACCGCCTTCGTGTGCGTGCACGATGCCACCGTCGTTGGCGTACACCTTGCTGCCTGCATAGGCGTGCACCTCGCTGCTGTCGTAGGCGTACACCATGCTACCGGAGCAGGCGTCCACCTTGCTGCCTTCGTAGGCGTGCACGGTGCTGCATTCGTGGGCGTGCACCATGCTACCGGAGCAGGCGTGCACCGTGCTGCTGTAGGCGGCCACCGTGCTGCCTTCGTGGGCGTGCGCTGTGCTACCGGCGCGGGCGTCCACCTTGCTGCCGTAGTAGGCATGCACCGTGCTACCGGCGCGGGCGTCCACCTTGCTGCCGTGGTGTACGTGAACCGTGCTGCCGCCGTGGGCGTGCACTGTGCTGCCTTCGTGGGCATGCACCGTGCTACCGGCGCGGGCGTCCACCTCGCTGCCTTCGTAGGCGTGCGCTGTGCTGCCTTCGTGGGCGTGCACTGTGCTGCCGCCGTGGGCGTCCACCTCGCTGCCTTCGTAGGCGTGTACGGTGCTGCCGTAGCAGGCGTCCACCTCGCCGCCTTCGTAGGCGTGCACTATGCTGCCGTCGTAGGCGTGTACGGTGCTGCCGTAGCAGGCGTCCACCTCGCTGCCTTCGTAGGCGTCCACCTTGCTGCCGTAGTAGGCGTCCACCTTGCTGCCTTCGTAGGCGTGTACGGTGCTGCCGTAGCAGGCGTCCACCTCGCTCGCCCGCACTTCCCGCACTTCGTGGCGATCGCCATTCCTTGATACAGGCATACCATCCTCCTCAAGATTCAAGCCAAACGGACGTTCGAACGTGTGTTGCGTCAGGTTAAGAATGTTTTGCATCATGCTACCCCCGTTGTTGTCGCAGAAATCGACGTCCTCGATCGAGGGCACCTATCTCTGCGAGCCGGGTGCTTGCGCAGCATCGATGGCGCTGCCCGGCTCGGTCGGTTCGCACTCGTTAGCCTTTCGACAGATCGGCTAAGTCCTAGCGGTCTGGGGCTGCCCCTCAGCCTTTCGGCTCTAGATCAGGTTGACCCCGGTGCCCTTTTTCTATCCCGCTGGCCCTTCGCGGTGTTACGTGCTACAGGATCCATTCTCCTCGGGTTCACGTAGCTTGTCAACAGGTGTTGATAAAGAAATGCATAACACTCAGATTTTGTTGGCAAAAAAAAGCCCCGCATGAGCGGGGCAAAGGGGGAGGAAACGATCTTAGCTTAACTCTTGCGCGCCGAGACGCGCACGCTCGGCGATACCCGAGTCTCTTGCATGAAATCACCTGCGGCAGCGTTCAGCTGCCCCTCGTCAATCCCAAGCTCGGCCGCGAGAAACATCGCGACCAACTCCCAGTTGATGGCTTTACGCACGCCACCCGGCACGACAGTAGCGCAAAACATGCCGCCCTCTACGCTTCCGCCTAAGCCGCTCGGCAGCAAGTCGATGAGGTGACCTTCTAGCTCCTTCTTCGATTTGGCCAAGTCTGCCATTCTCGCTTTCACCTCCCCCAACTGGTCTGCGACGATCCCCGCTCCGTCCAGGATAAGGGCGCTGAAGTTCTCGATGTTCGTGTCCATCTGCTGCCTCCATATGGTTTCGATCTGGTATACCGAGCGCTAACAGCGTGCCCCCTGGTGGCCTGTTATTCCTCCGGTGGGGCCACTCCGCGCCTGCGGACGAACCCGGAGCCAGATGTCTGCTGCACAGGGGCACATTGCAGACCCACGCTGTTAGCGCTCGGTCATCCCGACTGCCCAGCCGGGAAATAGAACACTACTCTCGTTGACAAGCGCTGTCAACAGGGTGTTATACTGCCTGCCCCCATCTTACCCTGGAGACTGGCACATGACTATCGATCAAGCGCTGAAATACGCCGGCGGGCGGCAGACGCACCTCGCTGCGCTGCTCGGCGTGACCGGGCAAGTCGTCAATCAATGGGTCAAGCGAGGCGCGATCTCGCCGCTGGCACAGTACGAGCTAGAATATGTTTCGCATGGCTACCTCAAAGCGGACAAGCGCCCGCACATCGTTGCCATGAAGCGGAAGCTCGCAACGAGATTGTGATGTCCGCTCCGCTATTCGCGTACCAGCAGGCGGGGATCAATCTCGGCTCGTCGACCCCTTGCTCGATGCTGAGGATCCCCCCAGGCGGGGGGAAGTCTCGCATCGTGTGCGAGACAGCGCGCGGGCTTGGCGAGACGTCTATGCTTTGGATCTCGCCGGTCACGCCGATCCCGCATATCGTGCGGCAGATCCAGCAATGGGGCGCTCCGTACTGGCGGATAGCTCCGGTCACCTCGGGCTCGATTCCAGCACGCGCTGACGTTCTTGTCGTGCCATACTCCCAACTCAACAACGAGGATCTGATGCGCGCCCTCATGGCCCGCCGCTGGGACCGGCTCGTTATCGACGAAGCTCACTACGTGAAGTCGCTGCGTGCTCAGCGCACGCAAGCGCTCTATGGGGAGCGCGTGTTGTACAAATCGGGAGGGCTGATCGATGTCGTGCGCAGGATAACGGTCATGTCCGGCACTCTGGCCCCCAACGGGGATCCCCTGGAGCTATATCCGCACTTGCGAGCAGTGTTCCCGCGCACGATTTTGAACGCGAAAGGCGGCATGATGGGAGAGCGCGCGTTCGGGAGCTACTACACGATCGGCTCGATGACGTCGGATGGCTGGGTGACTGTGCGGCCCCAGCACATGCACGAGCTACGCGAGCACCTAAAGCCGTATCTGCTCAACGTACCGCAAAACGTAGTCGATCAGTATCTGCCGCCATTCCAGATGGACTGGTATCCACTGGAGATCAGCTACGGCGAGGATCTAGCCGAGCTTCTGTGCGATCAACGCACGTGCGATATCCGCGAGCAAATTGAAGCAACAGGCCGGTTGCGGCCCGGCTCGGATGAGCACCTCGCAACGGTAATGCGACTGATCGGGCTGGCGAAAGTGCCCTCGATCGTCGACGAGGTTCGGAATTTTTTCATGCAAGAACCCCATCGCAAACTCGTGCTGTTCGCGCGGCATATCGAAGTGATCCGCAAGCTGCACGACGCTCTCGCGTCTTTCAACCCTCAAGTCCTGTTCGGTGCAGTACCGGCGAAAGAGCGGGAGGCGCGGATTCAACGATTTCGTACTGACCACACCGCGAAGATTTTCCTTGCGCAGATCCACACGGCAGGGACCGGTTTCGATTTAGTCGAGGCTCGAGACGCGTGGTTCGCGGAATTGTGGTGGAACCCCTCGGACTTGTTCCAGGCCGCGAAGCGGACGCATCGGCCCGGACAACAGCATCCAGTGCAGTGCAGGCTATTCAGCTTGCTCGGCACCCTGGATGACGCATGCGTGAGCGTGATCAAGCGCAAGCGCGCGTCAATTCAAGCAGTGTTCGACTAACCTTTGGAGATTTATATGCAACACATTGTCATTTCGCTGTACTTCGCCACTCCCGCCGAAGCGATTGACGCGATGGGCCAGATCAACAATGTCCTCGGTGACGGCGCTGCGCGCATGCTCGATGTCAATCCGTCTCCCGCGCCCGAAGCTGCTCCGGCACCGACGGGGCGCGGTCGCGGACGCAAGCCGGCACCGAAGCCGCTGGAAGAACCGACGCCGTCTGCGCCTCAAGCAAGCGCGAACTACACACTCCAGGACGTGCGGGCGAAAGCGGCACCTCTGATCGAGCGCGGCATGATTGAGCCGCTGCGCAAGAAGCTCGCCGAGCTTGGCGCGAGTCCGCCCAAGCTGGAGAATCTGGCCCCGGCGCAGTACACTGCGTTTGTGGAGCACATGGAGCAACTGTCCGATGGAGGTGCCGACGATGGCGGGCTCGGGATCTAGCTCTCACCGATTGCTGGGAGGTTCCGCCTGCGAGCGCTGGTGGAACTGTCCCGGCTCAGTGTGGGCGGCGCAGGGCTTTCCGAGGAGCGTCAGCAAGTACGCGGCGGAAGGATCGGCAGCGCACCAGCTATTGTCCGACACGCTGATGGGAAAGCCGACGCACTACACGACGCTCGACTACGACGGATTCTCGATCGAGATCACTGACGAGATGATCGCCGCAGTCGACGTCGCGCTTGCCTACATCCGAGCTTTACCCTGCCCACCGTACGCTAAAAGCGTGCTATCCGAGCTAGAGCTTGACATGTCTGCGATCGATCCCGACATGGGCGGGACCGCAGACGTCGTAGCAGTTGGCGAGAGCGTGCTTGAAGTCATAGACTACAAGCACGGACGCGGTACGTTTGTAGCGATCGAGGGTAACTACCAACTACGGTTTTATGCAATGGGCGTTGTTCTCGAGCTTCAGCGTCGCGGCGTCCGGATCCCACTCAATGTCAAGCTGACGATTATCCAGCCCAGGAATGGAAAACAGCCAATCCGAAGCGAGACGATCAATCTGATGGACCTGTACGATTGGGAGCTTGACTTGCGGGAGGCGGCTCGTCGGGTGCGCGAGCAGCGCGACCTACGTGTGCCGGGAGACTGGTGTACGTGGTGCCCCGCGCTCGCGACGTGTCGAGAAGCGCGCGAGCACGCGCACGGGATCACGATCTCCCCGTACAAGCAAGCAGACGGCAGCCCGGATCTGAAGAGCTTGGGAGAGGCCCTCAAAGCCTCGGGCTATCTGCGAGACTGGCTTGACGCGGTCTGGTGGTATGCCGAGATGCTGGCGCTGAACGGCACGAAGATACCGAGGCACAAGCTGGTGCTGGGGCGGAACTCGCGCAAGTGGTCGCAAGGTGAAGCCGTGATGGTCAATGTCCTGAAGTCAATGGGCATTGAGCCGTGGGAGTCTACGCTGCTCTCTCCGGCAAAGGCAGAAAAAGCAGCGGGCAAAAAGAGGGAGAAGCTAGCACTATACATTGAGACCGTACCGGGAAAACCCACGCTCGTCGAGGAGGAAGACCCCAGGCCGGAGGCTCATGTTTTCGGGCTGGTCGAGAATCTCGACGAGCTTTGATTTCAATCCAGACGAAAAGGAAACCAAATTGTTCAAATTACACGATAAAGGCGGCATCGCAGACGGCAAGTATCTCGATGTCATGCAGGTCAACGAAGTCATCCTCTCCTATCCGTGGTTGTTCAAACCGCGAGCGCCCCAGCAGCGTCAGGACGGCTCGATGTCGGAGTCTCGCTACACGGCGCAATTCATCATGCCAATCGAGACTCATCGGGATGCGATCGTGCAGATCAAGTCGCAGATCAGCCGGTTCGCGAAAGTGTGCGTCGGCCAGGAGATGCCGCTCGATCGCACTTGTCTGCGCGATGGACGGCAGCAGATGGATAGGCCCGAGGTGCAGCAAGCATTCTACTGCAGCACGGCAACCGGGATTGCACCGGATGTTCGGCTGCGAGACGCGTCCAAAGCGCAAGCGAGTGATGCGGCGAAGTTCTATGCCGGTTGCATCGTCAACGCGTACTTTGGGTTGTGGTATCAGAACAATCCGCCGGCAATCGGCGGCAAGCGCATCAACGGTAACCTGATCGCGGTGCAGTGGGTCGCGGATGGGAAGCCGCTTGGAGCGCGCATCGATACTACAGGCTTGTTCGACGATCTCGGCGCAGGCGAAGTTGCCGAGATCGGAGCGGAAGACGACTCGATCGATTTTTAACGAGTAACGGGCAGCGCGGCGCGGGGTGAATTGACACTCGCATGCCGGCATGTGCAGCGTTAGGCTGCCGCCGCGCGAGCCCGCCAGACAGGAGGAAGGAAAGTGGACCCGATATACGACAAAGAAACGACCGCCGAACTCCTGCGGGCCATCGCCAGGAACGCTCTAGACCAGAGGGACAAGGCTCTGGCTGATCTGAAGGCGGCGCAGAAGCGCATCGCCATGCTTAAAGAAAACCACATAATGCAACTGACGGCGATCGACGTGATCAGCCGCAGCGACACCCCAGAGTCGCTGAACCGAGAAATGTTAGACCGGAGCCACGCATACTGGACGCCCGTGCTTGAAAACGTGGCGATAGCTATGCAGCAGTTGATCGACGTGAGAAACCGCATCGCCGTCGAGGATGCGCTGGGGGAGAAGGGATGGCGGGTAGAGTGGATACCTGACGGATGGGGGACTGACGGAGCGTGGTGTTTCTACCAGCCCAAACGCGACACCAAAGAAACGATCCGAATGGTCCACAGAGATAGAGACACTGCCGCAGAGATGGCAGCAGAGATGGCAGCAAGGCTGGAGGCTAGGAGATCCGAAGATGAACGCTGACCTGCTAGAAGCCTGCGCAAAACTGTGCAGATGGGAGTTTGATGCAGGGTTTGGATGGTGGGGTCATATTGATAACTGTGCAGTGCTGTTTGCCTTGTCGAGGATGCGCTGCTACATAGGTCCTGGCATCACCAGTCTTCAGCCGCCACGCATTCTTGTGCAGGGCATATTCGCTGTCGAGGATGCGCTGCTTCACGCTGGATGGTCACTACAGATGACTAGCAACAAGATGCGGGAAGTTTATCAATACGGCGACCTCTGGATCTCCGATCACACTGCGCCGTGCTATTCATGGAGCACTCTAATCAACCAATCAATTAAGTGGGTCATATATCCCGACCGCGCCACTGCCGCAGCGATGGCGGCAAAGGCAGAACTGGAGAGAAACAGAAACTCCGGAATTCCGAAATGATCCTCTCCGATAGCGACTGCGTGATCGACTTCGAGAGCCAGTCGGCTGTCGATCTCGTGCAAGCAGGCGGCTACCGGTATGCAGAGGATCCCTCGACGCGCGTTTTGTGCTGCAGCTACTGGTTCCCGGACAGCATCGAGGTCGGTCTGCATGTCGGGCACGGGGCACCCCCGGAGGTAATCGAGCACGTCCGCGCCGGCGGGCGGGTGTGGGCGTGGAACTCGATGTTCGAGTGGGGGCTGTGGAACCGTACGCTCAAGCTCCCAGGCGATCTCCTGCAGTTCCGTTGCATCATGTCGCTCGCGCTCATGCACGGGCTACCGGGTTCTCTCGATAAAGCGACCCGTCTTGCGCGCATGCCGCACACGAAGAGCAAAGAGGGCAGGTCGCTCATCAACAAGCTTTGCAAGCCGCAAAAGAAACTCGGCGGGCGGCTGCCTACGCCTGCCGACTACCCGGAAGACTTCGAGGCGTTCTATCGATACTGCGTCGATGATACTCGTGCCGAGGTGGGAATGCTCAAGATGCTGCCTAATCTGAGCGTCTCCGAGCAAGAGGTGTTCAATGTCGACCGCGTCATCAACGAGCGTGGGATGGAGATCGACCGCGAAGCAGCGGCTGCCGCGCTGCTCGCAGTCATACACGGACTTGCCCCACTCAACGAAGAGGCCGCTCGACTATCCGGCGGCGCGATAACTAACGTCGCGACTCAGCACGAGCGCACCCTCAAGTGGCTGCAGGCTCGCGGGTTCAGCTACGACACCCTGCGCAAGGAAGTCCTGAATCGGATCTTAGTCAAGCACCGATTTCAGCTAGCGCCCGAACTGGTACAGATGCTGGACCTGCGCTTGCTGGCCGCGAAGTCCTCAACAAGCAAGCTCGAGGCTGTATCGGCCGGCGTATGCGCGGACGGTCGAATTCGCGGCGTGATCAAACACTCGGGCGCTGCTCGCACGCAAAGGTGGAGCGGACAGCGCCCGTTGCAGACGCATAACTTCCCCCGGCCACAGCGTGGTTTCAAGCCGCAAGACCAAGAGATCGTGCTCTCTGCGCTTAAGAGCATGCCAACCGCGCAAGCGTACAGCGCGATCGACTTCCTATATGGGAAACCGATACACGCGATCTCGTCTTCGCTGCGCGGGATCATTCGCGCGAAGTCTGGCTGCGTGTTCAAGGCTGCGGACTTCGCCGCGATTGAAGCTCGAGATGCGGCTTGGCAGTGCGGAGAGCAGTGGTTGCTGGACGCGTTCGCGCGGGACGAAGACGCGTACAAGATCATGGCTTCCAGCATCTACCACACGCCAGTCACCGAGATCACAGATGCTCAGCGCTTCATCGGAAAGACTGCCGTGCTCGGGTGCGGCTATGGGATGGGGCCCGAGAAGTTCGTTGTGATCGTGATCATGCTGGATCCGAACAGCGACATCACGCTAGAAGAAGGCGAGCGCGCGGTCGGCGCTTACCGCGAGAAAAACGCCAACATCGTACAGGGATGGTATTCGCTCCAGCGGGCTGCCGTGCGTGCGGTCTTGCATCCGGGAAAGCTGTTCTCTACTTGCCGAGTTACGTTCGTGTATCTCGCCAAGAGCGGAGTTCTCAAGTGCGTGCTGCCGTCCGGTCGTGCGCTCTACTACTGGGGCGCGGAAGTCGAAAACGACGGCAGGGGCGGTGTAGTAACGTATCAGCGCTATCCCGAGGAGAGCGCGGACAAGAGTGAGGACGAGATCGCGCTCGAAGACGAAGAGGAGATCCGCAGCGGAAGGCGCGCCATGTGGGGAGGTGCCTTTCTAGAGAATACCGATCAAGCGATCTGTCGAGATCTGCTCGCGCACGGGCTCGTGCGGCTGGCGAGACTCGGTGCTCCGATCGTGCTCCATGTGCACGACGAAGTCGTGCTCGAAGTGCATAAGGACGCAGACGACTGGCCGCTTCAGCGGTTGATCAGCGTCCTTACCGAGGTGCCCGCGTGGGCTGCGGGATTTCCAATCAAGGCCGAAGGCTGGGAAGACAGGAGGTTTAGGAAATGAGCAACGAAACGAGCAACGAAGCGACGAAAGCGCCGAGCGAAATGGATAAGCTCAAGGCGAGCTTGCGCAAATATTACATGGGGGCAATCCAGCGAATCGCGCGCGAAGATCTTAAGCTATATGGGATGGATGGTATGCGGCTAACGCGCGAACAGCTTGAGCAATATCAGACAGCGTATGCAGACTTGCTCGCGCATCGTATGCGCGAATTCGGTTTTGCGTGCGCCGAATCGAAGCTGTTCTCGGTCGAAGGCACGAACGATCCCACAACCGGAGACGTCGATCTTCGGGTTGAAGCGTATGTCATCCCGGCTAGCAAGATAGACGACGTCTTGGTCCAGCTGCGCGCGATCGCGTACGACGAGTTCGTGCGCAACGAGGAAGAAAGAAAGCCCATCATGGATAAGCTCCTTGTCCTTGAGTTCCTTGAGTTCCTTGATCTCTTTGAACGTCGAGCGGAAAACAAGCGCGTAAGCCCGAAGGAAGAGGGAGATTGGCCGTACAGTCCAGTTGCTCAAGCAGATCGACGGAAACCCCGAAGAGAAATGAGCAACGATACGAAGGGCACCCACGAGCGGTGCCAGGAAGCCTGGGACAATTTTCTCAACCAGCTTCTCGGTGTAACGCAGATGAGAGGCAGCATCGGTAACTACGACGTCCCGGTCGTGCATCTCAACTACATGCATCTGATGAAAGCGGGAGATCCTTTCGTAGCTAGCTTCTCTTTCTCGCAGTTCGGGGTTGATTTCAGTCTGCACTCTGCCGAAGGCGGTGTCGACGTAGGTGAGATCGCGAAGATGTACGGAGGCGACGGACACAAGTACGCAGCGAGATTCAGGCTGAGCTTCCGCGAGTTCGCGACATGGTGTAAGAGCACGAGCGGCGTCGGAGATCAGACATGAAGAGCCGCGCGAAGAGCAGCGCGAAAAGCAGCGTAAGCCCCGAACCTTTACAACTCCAACCTTGCAATGGATTCTGTCCCTATGCCTTCCTCCCTTCGGCCGCAGAGCATCCCTGCTTTTCTTCGTGCCCACGCGAGGTGGGTGATGCACTCTCGCAAGGTTCCGTTCCAGGCGAATGGTGTACATGCGTCTACGACGGACTCGGGGACTTGGACTAGCTTCGAGCGCGCGTTCAACACGCTGCAGAGGCTTCCCGGACATTTCGACGGTATCGGCTACGTCCTCGGAGAGGGCGTAGCCGGCATCGACCTGGATCACTGTCTGGACAAGGATGGAGAACCGAACAGGCTCGCCGAGGAAGTCCTCAAGCGCGCGCCGGCAGGTGCCTACATCGAGGTGAGCCCGAGCGGACAGGGCCTCCATCTGATCGTCCGCTGCAGCAGCCTGGAGCGCTCGCTGCGCACGACGCTGCTCGACGGCAAGATCGAGGTCTACCGCGACAAGCGCTACTTCACGATCACCGGGGATCTCTGGGACGACGCCAACCTGGATCCGCAGCTAGCTGACGGAGCCGAGCTAGTCGAGTGGATCCAGGAGCAAGCTCGCGCCAAGGTCGCACCCCTGCCGGTCGAGAGGCGGGAACCCACGCCAGCGCATTCCGAGCTAGAGCGTCTGCTCGAGCACGTAGACCCGTCCGACGACACCACGTGGCTCAAGGTGGGAATGGCGCTCAAGGACGCCTATGGTGAGGGTGCCTGGGAGATCTTCGACGATTGGTCCCAGAGGACGACCCAGGGCAACTACGACCCGCGAGAGAACCGGCGCAGGTGGGAGTCCTTCGGGCGCTCCGAGGGCGGGGTCAAGGTAGGGCTCGATAGCGTACGCTTCCTGGCCCGCCAGGGCGGCTGGAGCGAGGCGGAGAGCCTGATCGAGGCATTTCCCTCTGCCGAGCCTTCCCAGCCCGCCCAGCCCCCGCCTAAACAGCTTCAGGGGGTCGACATCGAGCGGGCTTTCTCGACCGTCCCCAGCCCCCGGAAATGGGTGCTAGGGGGGTTCTTCGAGCGGGCTAAAACAGGCGTCCTGGCAGCCTCGGGCGGCGGCAGCAAAACCCAGTTCCTCCTGCAGCTGGGGATCTCGGTCTGCCTGGGTGAGATGCTGGGCGGGGTTCCTACCCTGCCGCCAGAAGATGCCGGGTCAGTGCTGATACTCGCGACGGAGGATGACGGCGAAGAGATCGAGCGTCGCTTGTGGGGCATTCATCAGCTTAGACACTTCTCGGAGGCAGAGCGCGCCTTGCTGACCCGGCGACTGCAGATCATACCCATGGTTGGCCGTACAGTCCAGTTGCTCAAGCAGATCGACGGAAACCCCGAGCCGATCTGGGAGCAGGTCAGGACGGTCGTCGAGCGCGCGAAGTCAGTGGAGCGCCCCAGGCTGATTGTGCTGGATCCTCTGGCGAGATTCCTGGGCGGCGAGGAAGGCAGCAACCAAGCCGGGATCCGCTTCGTCGAGATGATGGAATTCATGGCGAAGCAGACCGGCGCTGCTGTGATCGCGAGCGCGCACATCTCCAAAGCCGCTCTTGCCAAGCTCGACGAAGGCCACGAGCTATCTCAAGGTGATGTACGAGGAGCGAGCGCGATCGTCTTCAACACGCGCGCGACGGCGTTTCTAACCCCACCATGCCCGCTGAAGGCGAAAGAGAAATGGTGCGCCGAGCAAGACATCGAGGAGTCCCTCTACGACGATATCCTCAAGCTCAGGCTCAGCAAGACCAACGTGTCCAGGATCGGCAGCGAGGCTTACTTCGAGCGCGTGGTAATCGGCGAGAGCAGTGTGCTTACTCCATTCGACTATAAGCGCCCTGCGGTAGCGGCGAAGGATCAAGCTGCGGTTACGGCGGAGATGCACGCGCGCCGCGCGAAGGTGCTGCAAGCGATCGCGGAGGTATGTGATCTCAAGGAAGCGGCAGTCATACGCGACATTCAGCTGGTCACCGGGATCAGGACCAATATGATCATGTCGATTTGCAAGTCGATGGTGGAGGAAGGTTTGATCGAGCGGGCAATGCAGGGCACGAAGATGCGTGGATATCGGGTGTCGGTACTGTAAGGAAATTGAGTAGTCTGGCATGAGCGTACTGTACGAAAATACAGAAAAGCACTGTATGTATGTACATTTTTCGATTGTTACCGATTGTTACCGATTGTTTCCCGAAAAAACCGGGAAACAAGATCCTGAGCTAAGTGCTTGAAAACACGCAAAAGGCGATTGTTTCCCGCTGATCAAAATCTGTTGTCAACGGGTAACAATCGGAGGGCAGTGAAAAGCGTTTGGAATCAACATGTTAGATTGTTACCGATTGTTTCCCGATTTTACCCCCCTAAAGGGGGGTACGCGCGGCGGTAACAAGACCGCCCGCTTGCGTACCTTCCTGGGGGTGCGCGAGCGCGTTGCGCAAACACGCTTGGAGGACTTGAGATGGACTGGAACAAAGTCGAAGTGGAGACGCAGGTGGGGCGCTATGAATTTGAAGTTGCTCGTGCGCCAGAGGTAGTCGAGGACGTCGAAGAGATCATGCTGCTTGCTGCATCTGAGCACGCTATTCCCTGGACTTGCAGGTGTCAGTGCGGTAGATTTCACCTCGGTGGAGAGACTCACGAAGAGCGGGTGGCACAAGTTCAAAGATCATGGGAGGTGGAGTGATGAGGAAATGGTTACGCAAACGTCTGGTATGGGCGACCGTAGAGCAAGCGTGCGGTAAGGGGCTGCACTGGTATCAACGATTCTTTCGATGGATAGGATGGCCATGACAGTCGATATTGATAAAACGCCG